AACAAATGAATAAAGTTTTAATTGATATTGAAAAACTTAAAGATAGACAAAGAACTTTTGCTAATGGAAATGGAGCAGCTCATTAAATGATTATGTACAACCATCCTTTTGATATACAAATAGCATCAATGTTTATTTTTATAACACTATATTTAATAATGGAGATTATATTTTAATGGCTAAATTATGTCCAAGAGGAAAAGCAGCTGCAAAGCGTAAATTTAAAGTTTACCCTTCTGCGTACGCAAACATGTACGCGTCTGCAGTTTGTTCAGGCAAAATCACACCAGGAGGAAAGAAAAATAAAAAAAATAAAGGTGGTATGATAATGTTTGATATGACTAAATCAGTAGAGGTTTAATGGCAAAAAAAGGATTAAGGGCTTGGGTTAAAGAGAACTGGGTTGATATAGCAAACCGCAGACCAGACGGATCATTTCCAAAATGTGGTAGAAGCGGTGGAGAAAAAAGAAAAAATTATCCTAAGTGTGTTCCAATAGCTAAAGCGAGAGCAATGTCAAAAGGTCAAAGAAGATCTGCAGTCGCTAGAAAACAAGCTGCAGCAAATGTTGGTCCAAAACCAACTAATGTTAAAACAATTTTAAAAAAATCAGTTGGCGGATATATTGGTAGTTATATTAAATCAGAGATTGATGGTAAAAAAATTTCAAATAAAAGTTATGAAAAATATTATAAAGGGATGATCTAATGAATGATTATTACAAAGACTTAATATTACCAAAGAAAAAACCATCTGATATATTAAGAAAAAGAAAAATTGAAAATTATAAAAAAATAAAACCTTTTCTTGAAGCTCCAACTCAAATGTATGTAGAGGAAGTTATGAAACTAAGTAAAGGTACAATGCCAGCTAGAAATAAAAAAAATTTCAGACCTACTAAGAAAGGGGCTGGTATGACAGAAGCTGGAGTTAAAGCTTACAGAAGACTTAATCCAGGATCTAAACTTAAAACAGCAGTAACAGGTAAAGTAAAACCAGGATCAAAAGATGCAAAAAGAAGAAAATCTTATTGTGCTAGATCTTTAGGTCAATTAAAAAGAGCTTCAGCAAAAACAAGAAATGATCCTAACTCAAGAATAAGACAAGCAAGAAGAAGATGGAAGTGTTAAATGATTGAAACAGTAGTTGCATTATTGATGTTTATAAACGGTGAAATTAAAGAACACCGTATACAAGAAAACATGGCTGGATGTCTACGAGGTAAGAGAATTGCCGAGAGAGATTATAATCCTAATGTAAGTTATAAATGTATCAAAGCTAAAGCTGAGACAGAAATATACATGGGTCAAAAAAGTATTAAGAAAATTATTTTAGATTAATGGCTATATACGCAGACTGTCAAAGTAAAAGAGAGGCTAGACTTAGATGGAGAAAAAGTCCAAAAGGTATAGCTTGGGATCATGCTTATTATCAAAGACCTCATGTCAAAGCAAGACGTTTAAAACAACGTTTAAAAAGAGAGGAATTAAAAAAATTAAATGCAATTAACACGTAATTTTTCTTTATCAGAATTAACTAAAAGCGATACAGCTATTAGAAAAGGTATTGATAACAACCCTAACGCTGAACAAGTTGATAAATTAAAACTTCTTTGTGAAAATATATTACAACCTGTAAGAGACCATTTTGGCAGAGTTAAAGTTACATCAGGTTATAGAAGTCCAGAATTATGTATAGCGATAGGCAGTTCCATAAATTCGCAACATGCAAAAGCAGAGGCTTGTGATTTTGAGGTTATGGGTGTATCGAATGCAGAGTTAAGTGATTGGATTTTTAACAATCTAGAACCAGATCAATTAATTTTAGAATTTTGGAATCCATCAGAAAAAAATAGTGGCTGGGTTCATTGTAGTTATGTTGAAGACTCTCCACGAAAACAGTATTTAAGAGCTTATAGAAAAGATGGAAAAGTAAAATACGAACCAATATTAGGTAACGCAACTTCACTTTAATTATTAGACTTACTAGATTTTTTTTGATATGAATAACTATGTTTGAAGCAATTCTATCACAAAAAGTAAATTTTGTTGTAGGTCATTTAGATCCTAACGATAAACAACTCTCTCAATTAGAAGAAATAATTTTAAAAGCACCATTTCAAACAGATATTACAAACGTAAAAGCAAAAATGACTCAGTTTCAATTTTTATTAAAACAGAAAATATTCTGGGACTTACTTCATAAAATGGAACCAGAATTTTTAAAATATTGGGGCCACCCTAGATTTATAATTGATGATGCTTGGGCAAATATATATGATAATGAAAAACATTATACACAACCACATGTACATTATTTTCCTTTTTGTTGGATATTATATCTTTCTGACGAAGGACCAGGAACATACTTCAACGATTTTGGTTTTACAATAGGAGATAAAAGAGGAAGGTTTGTTTGTTTTAATGGTTTATGTAAACATGAAGTGTTAAAATATAATTATAAAAAACCCAGATTGACTTGTGCATTTAATGCAAGAGAATTTAGAGAGTGGGATAAATTAGAACTAAAAGGAAAGGTATAACATGGCTATAACAAGAGGACAAATGACTAAACAAATTGATGGACAATTATCAGGAGCTAGAATAAATAAAAAACATAGAAAAAAAGTTAAGAAAGTTTTAAATGGAAGATTCAAAAAAACTAAAAAAATGCGTTAATTACCTTTTTGAAAAAGAAACTCATAAAATTAAACACAGCAAAACATCACTTTTTGAACATTTAGTAAATGTTTACAATATATTAAAAAGCTGGAAGTGTTCAGAAGAAATATGTTTCGCAGGTCTTTTTCATTCTATTTACGGTAATGAGATATTCAAGATTCAGGTTGAAAAAGATAGAGAAAAAATTATAGATTTAATAGGTAAAGAGGCAGAAAAAATAGTATTTGATTTTAATCAAAACAGAAATATTTCTAAAGAAACAAGTATTGTATCTTTAGCTAACGATATAGATCATGTCTAAACCACCTAAAATAAAGAACCCAGTAGCAAAATCTGTGAGGTCTAGAACATTTAAACCCAAAGTGATACAATCATTAAAGTTATATAACCGCAAAAAGGAGAAACAAACTCTCAAAGCGGCCGCTAAAAAGGACTTAAATGAGTGATTATAAAAACCCTGATCTAAGTAGAAAAGGTAAATTTAGATTAGATTTATTTAGACTTGAATCTCAACCCTATCAAGAGGGGGATGAAATTTTAGGAGAGAAGAAGACTAAAGCTTTTTTTGATCCTAATTTAAGTTATAACAAAATTTATAAAAAGGGTGTGGAGATTGACATGGGCATAAGTAAAAAAGGATATGCTGGTTTCCGTATAAAGAAAAAATTTTAATATGCCAGGATCATTTATAGGAGTAGCTTTTAAATTAGGACAACCCATTGTTAAAGGTGCATCAAAAAAATTTATGAAAATATTTAAAAAAGAATATGATGAAAACAGAGCTGCAGGATTAAGTTCTACATCTGCTCATAGAGAGGCATCTAAATATACAAATAAAATTTTAAAGGAATTTAAATAATGGCTACATCAGGATCAACTAGTTTTAATTTAAATATAGATGAGATTATAGAAGAGGCATATGAAAGATGTGGTGGCATAAAAGGTATGTCTGGTTATGATCTTAAAACGGCAAGAAGATCTTTAAATTTATTATTTGCCGACTGGGGTAATAGAGGTATTCATTTATGGAAAGTAGAATTAAACGAACAAACTTTAACTGCAGGAACTGAAACGTACACTGTGCCTACTAATGTAAATGATGTTTTAGAGGCTTACATTTCTACAACGGCAACCGCTTCAAATACATCTAACACTCAAGATGTTGCTTTAACTAAAATAGACAGATCAACTTATTCTGCGTTACCTAACAAATATGCAACTGGTCAACCGTCACAATATTATGTAGACAGACAAACCACACCAAAAATTAGTTTATATTTAGCACCTGACGCATCTACTTACAAAGTTTTAAAATTTTACTCAATAAATAGAATAGAAGATGCTACTGCTTATTCTGATCAACAAGCAGATGTTGTTTACAGATTTTTACCATGCATGTGTGCAGGACTTGCGTACTATTTGTCTATGAAAAAAACACCTGACATGACAGATAAAATGAAATTAATATATGAGGATGAATTAAAAAGGGCATTGGAAGAAGATGGTCAAAGAGCGTCAACATTTGTTACGCCACAATCTTATTTTCCAAATGTAAGTTAATATGGCAAAATACGCATCAGGTAGAAGATCATTAGCAATATCAGATAGAAGTGGTATGGCTTTTCCTTATACTGAAATGGTTACAGAATGGAATGGATCTTTTGTTCACATCTCAGAGTATGAACCTAAGCAGCCACAAATTAGAAGAAGACGTGTAACTGCTGACGCTATCGCTTTGCAAAAAGTCAGACCACAAAGATTTCAACAACCACAAGAAATGAAAGTGTTAAATCCTACTTTTGCACCTAATGATGATACGATTGTATCATCAGGCGGAGAGATGGTTGGTATTGCGGATTTAAGTTTACCAGGAATGTTTGCTTATAGCACTTTTTCTAATATCACCACTAATGATGGCATAACAACTTCAATTCAATCAATGGTCGCTAGAGATCCGTCTTTACAAAACGCTAGAAGACAGCTTCGTATGGGATTAGGACCAGTAACAGTGAGCATAACATAATGGCAATAACACACTCTGCATTTTTAACCCAAGTTAGAAACTATACGGAAACAGATAGTAATGTTTTGTCAGATACTATTTTAGATCAATTTATTAGAAACGTTGAATTAGAAATAGCTGGGCAAGTTGATTATGATGATTTAAGAAAATATTCAACATCTACTACAACTTCAAGTAATAGATACGTGGTTTTACCATCTGATTGCTTGATTTTGAGGTCTGTTCAAATAATAGATTCAAACGTTAGAGACTTTCTTGAAAAAAGAGACACTAGCTTTATTTCTGAATTTAGTCCTAATGATACTGTCACAGGGCAGCCTAAATACTATGCTAGTTGGGACGAAACGCATATCTTATTAGCACCCACACCAGATGCAGCTTATACAATACAAATAAATTTTATAAAAGACCCACCACATTTTGATAGTAGTACGAATACGTATCTATCTACTCACCACGAAAATTTACTTTTATACGGAGTGTTGAAAGAAGCCTTCGGATACCTAAAAGGACCTGACGATCTATACAAAATCTATTCTGGAAGGTATAATGAAAGTATACAAGCTTTTGGTCTACAACAAATGGGTAGACGAAGAAGAGGAGAATACGATAGTGGAGTTCCTCGAATAAAAATACCTTCACCATCACCATAATTAATTAAGGAGATATTAAAATGGCAATAACAAGTAACGCAATATGCAACTCTTTTAAAAAAGAACTTTTAGAAGCGAAGCATAACTTTAGCAATCCAGGTGGTAATTCATTCAAGTTAGCAATGTATACATCTGCGGCTGTTATCGGAAAATCTACAACATCGTTTTTAACAACTGGTCAAGTAAGTTCTCCATCAGGTTATTCTTCTGGTGGTAAAGCCTTAACAAATGTAGGAACGTCAATGGCTACAAATACAGCTATTACAGACTTTGCTGATTTATCATTTACAGGTGTTACACTTACTGCAAGAGGTGCATTAATTTATAACGACACTGCATCTGGAGATCCAGCTGTTTGCGTCTTAGATTTTGGCGGAGATAAAACTGCAACATCAGGAACATTTACAATTCAGTTCCCTGCTTTTACAACATCTGCTGCAATTCTAAGAATAGCATAATGAAAGGAGCTCGACTCAGTGTCTGTAACTCGAACATTTACTGTAACAGTTGTTTCAACTGGGTCGGGCAATAAATTTTCAATTGACGGAGCTCAACAAGCCACCGTCCAATTAGGTGAAGGTTATATCTATCGTTTTGACCAATCTGATTCCTCTAACGGAACTGGTGGCGGTAACCCTTTAAGATTTTCAACAACATCTGACAACAGCGGTGGTTCTGAATACACTGTTGGAGTTACAACTAATGGCACTCCAGGAAGTGCTGGAGCGTACACTCAAATTACAGTAGCAGCTTCTGCACCACAACTTTATTACTATTGTTCAAATCACTCTGGTATGGGAGGTCAAGCTGACACTCCTGCAGGAGATACCTGGGGCCTTAATGCTTGGGGAAATAATCAGTGGGGTAATCAAGATGAAAATAAAGCAATATTAACAACTGCAGGATCTTTATCAACTTCTTCTGGATCAGTTTCAATTGATAGTGAAATTAATGAAGGTTGGGGCAGATTAACTTGGGGAGAAAATTCTTGGGGTGCTGCTGGAGATGTAGTACCAGCAGGCCAATCTTTAAGCACATCGATTGGCTCAGTATCTATTGATGCTGAAATTGGTCAAGGTTGGGGTAGAAGAACTTGGGGTAACTTAGTTTGGGGTGGTAAATACTCAGTTCAGGCTACAGGTATTTCCATGACTACAAGTATTGGTACGTTACAAAAAGTATCTACTGATGTCACAGTCGGAGTAACTGGTGCAGGTCTACTAACATCTACAATTGGTTTAGAAGCAATTCAAATTGATCAAAACATTTTTGTTTTTGTTAATGAACATGATCTGTCATTAAGTCTTGGTAGTCAAAGTTTAACACAAGGAACTACCGAATCTGTCACAGGTCAAGCTTTAAGTTCATCGGTTGGCACAGTTTTACCAGAACCAAGATTAGACGTAGATGTAACAGGAATATCTGCATCTTTAAATTTAGGATCAATAAGTTTGGTACAAGGAACTACTGAACCTGTAACGGGTCAAGCTTTAGCTGCTTCTGTAAACTCAGTAATTGATTTTGTTGCATATCCAGTAACAGGATCTGCATTGTCATCATCAGTGGGATCAGTAACTCCAGTAGGAACTGCAGCAATATCTGTAACTGGTATAGGGTTGACAACAAATCCAGGCACAGTTAATGTTACGGCATGGAGCGAGATCGATCCAGGTGTAAATAATACTTGGAAGGAAGTTGATCTAGCTGCATAAGTTTGATAAAATAGGAGAAAAATGGCATCAACACATTCAACAGATTTAAAACTAGAATTAATGGTTACTGGCGAAAACGCTGGTACATGGGGTGATAAAACTAATACCAATTTAAATTGCATTCAACAAGCCATAGCTGGTTATGAACAAGTTACACTATCAAGTGGTGGAACGTTAGCACTAGCAATGACAAATGCTACTTTATCAAACGCTAGAAACATGGTAATCAAATTTGCTTCTGCTTCAATTGCATCAAGCACAGTTTGTACGATACCAGATGGTATAGAAAAATTTTATATTTTTGATTGTACAGCTTTAACAAATCCAAGTAATCTTACAATTAAAACTGCAAGTGGAACTGGATTTTCTCCAGATGCTGCAAAAATGTATGCTGCTTATTCAAATGGAACCAACCTTGTAGAAGTATCTCTTGATACTTTAGGTGGAACGATAGCTGCTGCTCAAATAGCATCCAATGCTGTAACCACTGCCAAAATTTCAAACGCAAATGTTACTACTGCTAAAATTGCAGACAACGCAATTACCACTGCTAAAATTTCAGCTTTACAAGTAACACAAGCTAAAATAGCAGATGATGCTGTTGGGCCTGATCAACTTGCAAATACAGCAGTAACTGCAGCTTCATATACGACTGCTAACATTACAGTTGACGCTCAAGGAAGAATTACGGCTGCGGCTTCTGGAACAGCTGGAGCAGCTGGCTTTTTAATTAGAGCGGTTCGAACTGGACCTACTTCTGAAACTTATACTTTTAAAACTCCATCAAACACTTTCACTATGCACGCAGTTGGTGCTGGTGGTGGTGGCGGAACTCGATCTCAAGCATCAGGTCCTACAGCAAACGGTGGACCTGGCGGACTTGGTGGTTTTGGCAGTCTTGTAAGTCCTGTTCCAGGGCCCAAAACTGCAACGGTTGTAGCGGGTGCTGGTGGGGCAGCAGGAACTTCTCCAAGTCCAGATACTGCACAAGGTCAAGCTGGTACTGGATCTGGAATACCAGGATTATTTCTTGCTGGCGGTGGCGGTGGCGGTGCTGGTCACAATAGTGGAACTGCTGGAACTGCTGGAACGATTACTTATACCCCTGCAACAGGAACTGAAGTTTTGATTTCTGGAGCTCCTCTTGCGTTTGTTGTTGGATTTAGTCCAGACACTTATGGTCAAGGAGGTACTGGCGGAAGACACTATCCTTCTTATCCATTAGCAGCTGGAGCTGGAAAACCAGGCGGCATAATTATGTTTGAAAGTGAAGGTTAATAATGGCTAGTTGGGCAATATTTGGTTGGAATAACGAATTATTTAGAATTGCAAAAGATGATGCAACTAAAGACTCTATGCTATCACAATATGCAGATAGCAAAGCTCAAGAATTAACTAGTTCTCAATTTGATAGTGCAAGAAGACAAAAAATAAGAATAACTTTTGACGGAACGACAATGACAATCACTGATCGTGCTGCTACGCCTGAGTATGAATTTACAGCTCAGCAAATTATAAATGATTTGAATGCAAACATGAGTTTGATTGATAATGCCTTAGCCGATTATTCTGACGAAACTCTTTCAGCTTTAAAAGTAAAATTGAACGAACTTATTGCTGATATGGAAACTAACGGTTTAGACAATATAACAGGTATACAATCTTGTGCTTCTTTTTGGGATTGGTACTTTAATCAAGCTGGATACCCACAAACTTCTATTCAAGAAATCCTATAATTGACAAAATAAACATATAGTGTTATTGATTTTTAATGCAACTTTTAGATTGTATTAAAGTCTACGACAATGTTTTACCACTAGAACCTATAGGATCTTTTGTAAAATGGTTAGGAACACAAAAATTTCAACCAGCACCAACTATCGGTGGACTTAATAGAGAAATAAGAAAAGCTGATCATTATAAATTAGATATAAAAAGTCCATTACAATCCAATGTTCATTGGCACAATTTTTTATATAAAGCTTTAAGAAAACATTTACAAAAGTATGCTGAAAATTTTATAGAGTTTCGTTGTGATAGATTTATTGATATCTTGGCATTAAAATATGAACAAACTGGTTTTTATAAATATCATATTGATTCTTCCTTTGAGTGTTTTAGAACAGTAAGCTGTATATTATTATTAAACAACGACTATGAAGGTGGTACTTTAAGTTTTGGTGATCCTCAAAATTTAAAACAAATAAAAAAAATAGAAATAGTTCCAAATAGATTAATTATTTGGCCAAGTAATTTTTTGTTTCCACATAGTGTTCTACCTGTTACAAAAGGTTTAAGATATTCGGTGGTTGCATGGGCATTTTAAAAAAAGATTTCAAATACAAACACATAAAAAATTTTTTTAATCAAACAGAAATAGATATTGGTAGGTATTATTTTTTACTTAGACATAAAAGAAATGTAGAAGAATTTGATTTAGGTCAAAATAATTGTGGAGACTCAGCTTTTTATAGTGATTCTTTCACAGACACTTTATTACTCAAAAAATTATCAAGAATGCAAAGAGAAACAGGCTTAAAATTAATACCAACTTATGCCTATTCAAGAGTTTATTCTTATAATGCTATTCTTAAAAAACACACAGATAGACCTTCCTGTGAGGTTTCAGTAACAGCCATGTGGGGCAGTTGTGGTACACCTTGGCCTATTTATATGGGTGATAAACCTATAGAAATGGTACCTGGAGATGCTGTAATATACTTAGGTTGTGAATTGGAACATAGTAGAAAAAATTTTACAGGTGATTGGCATGCCCAAACTTTTTTTCATTACGTTGATCAAGCAGGTCCATATAAAGATTATAAATTTGATAAAAGACATCCCTATGATGATCCTGAGATATTTTTAAAATGAAATTTGTACACAAACCAGATGGATTACATATAAAATTAACCTGGAGAGAAAGGTTTAGGTATTTTAATACTGGGGTAATTAGATTTGATAAAAAAACATCATATGCCTTTTATAATCATTTAGTACATATAGCTTCAGACGCTTTTCTTAAATATGGAGATGCTAAAAAGCATGGCGAAAATAAGGAATCTGAAGATCACTTTGATAAAAAAGACTAAAGCCTATCTTCCTTTTTGTAGAGTTTCATAGTTAATAAATGTTTGGTATAATAAGAATATGCCTTTATCAAAAGTACAAATAGTTCCTGGTTTTGACAAACAAGCCACACCTGCCGAAGCAGAAGGTAGATGGGTTGATGGTGACAATGTTAGATTTAGATATGGTGAACCTGAAAAAATAGGTGGTTGGTCAGCACTTGTATCAGATAAAATTGTTGGTTCTGCCAGAGCACAACATGTTTGGTCAAATACAGATGGTAAAAAATTTGCTGCCATTGGCACAGATAAAGTATTAATTATTTATTATGGTGGAAAATTTTATGATATTACACCATTAGAAACTGACAATTATTCTACAGGAGCAAACATAACAACGACCAACGGATCAGCTACTGTAACAATTACTACCTCTTCAGCTCACAATTTAGAAGTTGGAGAAATAGTTACATTTGCAAACGCTGGTTCTTTTACTTCTGCAAACACAGATTACACTGCTGCAAGTTTTGATGATCAACTTTTTGAAGTTCAATCTGTACCCACAATTAAAACTTTTACAATTACGATGCCTGCATCTGAAACTAAATCTGGCGTTACAACTGACGGAACATTAGATGTAAGACCTTATGAACCAGTCGGACCTTTAAATCAATCTTTTGGATATGGTTGGGGCACTTACTTATGGGGCGGTAGAACCGTTGCACAAGTAACGACTACTATGAACAATGGTGGAAATTTATTAGTTGGTGGAACCACTGTAACTTTGACTAGTGCAACTGACTTTCCAGAATCTGGAAGCATTAGAATTGGTTCTGAAGACATTACTTACTCAGGCAAAAATGTTAATCAATTAACTGGCTTAGGTCGAGGAGCTAACGGAACGACACCAGCAGAACACACCGATGGATCAACGGTTACTAACATTTCTGATTACGTTGGATGGGGTGATGCTTCAACTTCTAGTAATGTGACCATAGATCCTGCAAACTGGTCATTAGATAATTACGGTAATATTTTAATAGCTACTATACACAACGGTAAAACTTTTACTTGGGATTCTTCTGCAACTGATGCTTTGACTACCAGAGCTGCTGTTGGAACAGGCATGCCTACTAAATCTGTTATGACTATCGTATCTGATAGAGATAGACACTTATTTCATTTAGGAACTGAAACAACTATAGGAACTCCGTCAACTCAGGATAAAATGTTTATAAGATTTTCTGATCAAGAAAGTTTATCTGATTATGCTCCAACATCCACAAATACTGCGGGAACTTTTAGATTAGATGATGGAACTCAAATTATAGGAGCTGTTAAAGGAAAAGATTACATTTTAGTTTTAACAGATACAGCTTCCTACGTGGTACAATTTGTTGGACCACCTTTTACTTTTTCAATTTTTAAAGTTGGATCAAACAATGGTATGTTAGGCCAACATGCTGGTATTTTTGCAAACGGTGCAGTTTATTGGATGGGTAAAACAGGTGGCTTCTACGTATATGATGGAACTGTAAAATCATTACCTTGTTTAGTAGAGGATTTTGTATTTACCACAAATGGTAGTAATCCTGGTATAAATTATTCTTCTGGTCAATTAGTTTATGGAGGAATTAACGAATTATATTCAGAAATAAATTGGTTTTATGCCACGTCTGGTTCACAAGTCATAAATAGATGTGTGACCTATAATTTTGCAGAGAATGTCTGGACTACAGGGACATTAGATAGAACAACTTGGGTTGGCTCTACTGTTTACGAACAACCTTATGCAACAGATTATAATTCATCTGATGCTCCGACTTTCCCAGTGGTTAATGGTATTTCAAACGGTGCTACAATTTACTATCAACACGAAGTTGGTGTAAATCAAGTTAATACTGATAACAGTTCTACCGCTATAGCAGCTTTTATAAAATCTGGTGAATTTGATCTTAATGGTAGATCTGGTGTACCTGGAGATGGAGAATTTTTAATGAGTATTAGTAGATTTTTACCTGATTTTAAACGTATCAGCGGTAATGCAAAAGTAACTATTTTCTTAAATTCTTTTGCTCAAGGATCAACAGCAGCATCTAGTCCTTTAGGTCCATTTACTGTAAGCTCAACAACAACAAAAGTTAATACAAGAGCAAGGGCTCGATTTGCTGCAGTACAAATTGAAAATGAAAGTTTAGATGAAAGTTGGAGATACGGCACGTTTAGATTTGATGTAAGAGTGGATGGCAGAAGATAATGGCAAGAATAATAATACAATTACCCGAACCCTCACCTGAATATTCTACAGATAATCAAAGGCAAATTTTACAAGCTTTAAGAACTTTGCAGCAACAACTTAATTTTTCTTTTGAAACTGATATTAGAAATGAATCAGATGCATTTAACTATTTTTTATCATGACAATACAATATAAAAATCAAGGATACAAACAAGCAAGCACAGGTAAGACCACAGCTCTTACATGTCCAACTGATGCAACAATTATTATTAAAAGTATTTATGTTGCCAACAATGATGCTTCGTCATCTATTGTAGTAAATATGAATTTAGTTGACTCTTCTGATTCTAGTACAGAATATGAATTTTTTAGAGATGATGTTGCGGCTAAATCTCAAGTCAACGCAGCACCACAGGGATTAAACCTTGAGGCAGGTGATTCAGTAACAGTAGCAGCAGCCACAGGTAGTAATAAAATTCAGGGTGCCATAAGTTATGCTCTGTTAGACAGATCACAAGAAAATGGTTAAAAGAAATAGATTTGGCGTAAACACATACGTAAAGCGAACTCGTCCAAAAATAGGTAGACACAAAAAACGTATGAATAAAGCTGAGAAAAGAAACTATAAAAAAACCATTGGTCAAGGCAAACCTTTATAGACATTCATTTAAAATTATTGTATTAACTTCATATGACTGTCTTTCATAAAATCAAATGTAAAAGCACCACAATTTATAGAAGCCTAAAAACAGGTAAAAAATATAAAACAGAAGAAGAATTTCTTGAAGAAAATCCAAAAGATGATATGGCCACAGATGTAGTTATTGACGTGCCAGATTTACCTATATTTAGTAAAACAAAAAAATAATATGGACCCAATAGGTGGAACAGAACTACAACATAATTTTTTAAAAAAATTTGTACCTGCTGACTTATTAGATAAATTTCAAATATGTACTTCAGTACCATTAAAGATACCCTTACACTCAAATAAAATTAACGTACTTTGGCAAAAAAATTCTTGGGATCAACCTAATATTGAACCCTGGTTTAAGGATGTAAATAATCACGACAAGTATGATTACTATGTTTTTAATAGTCATTGGAATTATGAAAAATTTAGAATGTGTTTTGATCTTCCTACACATAAGTGTGCAGTTATAAAAAACGGGATACCTGACATGCATTTAAAGGATCTCGATAAACGGACAACGAAAACAAGATTAATTTTTACTCCTACACCATGGCGTGGTTTAAATGTTTTATTAGCTGCTATGCAACTTGTTAAAAATAAAAATATTGAATTAGATGTTTATTCAAGTACACACATTTATGGTTCTCAATTTAAAGCTGCAAACGATCCTAACTACACAGAATTATATGAACAAGCAAAATCATTACCAAATGTAAATTACATTGGTTACAAACCTCATGAATATATTTTAGAACATTTACATGAGTATGATGCTTTTGTTTATCCTAATATTTGGGAGGAAACCTTTTGTATATCAGCATTAGAAGCTTTAGCTACTGGATTGTATACCATCGTTACAGACTTAGGTGCCTTAAGTGAAACCTGTGCAGAATTTCCTGTATATGTTCCTTTCGAAAAAAATTATGAATTACTTGCTCAACAATTTGCGTACGCTATAGAAATGATCCCAGAGCATTTACAAAAGGAGGGATCTAAACAACATTTACAATTTCAACAAAAATATTTTAACTATTTTTATAATTGGGAAAGAATAGCACCTAATTGGATAACATTTTTACAAGGAGCTTTAAATGCAAGATCCAAGTAAACCAATATGGTTTGATAAAAAAGAAATAAAACATACTGAATTACAACCAAAAAAAGTTGCTATTTTTGTAGCAACACCTGTTCATAGCACGGTGTCAATTCATTATACACAAGCAGTGTTGGAGTTTCAAAAACAATGTATGAAGAATAATATTTTAGTTATGTTTCAATTAATGAAATCATCTCTTGTAACACAAGGTAGAAATTTATGTGTTTCTGGCTTTATGGAAAGTGCGAGTACACATTTATTATTTATAGATTCAGATATAGATTTTAATTTCAATTCAATATTTAAAATGATTCGATCTGATAAAGATGTAATATCTGTACCTTATCCTTTAAAGACTATGGTATGGGACAAGGCGTGGAATAAAATAAAAAGTGGTCAAATTAAAAACGTAAAAGATTTAGAAAAAAAAGGATTTTATACTTATCCTATGAAAGTAGATAATGATACCGACATAAAAATAAAAGATGGTATTATTGAAGTTACTCATTCACCAACTGGATGTATGTTAATTAAAAGAGAAGTCATAGAGAAAATGATAAAAGCTTATCCTAATACTGAGATAGTACAAAACACAATAATTAATGGTGAGCTTATGAAAAGACCATTTCTTTATAATCTTTTTGACACTTGGTATGACCCAAAAACAAAAACCTACACAGGAGAGGACTTTGCATTTTGCAAAAAATGGAAAGATATAGGGGGTAAATGTCATGCTATTATTACAGAAAGAATTACACATGTTGGAGAACATCAATATCGTGGTTGTTTTGGCGATGAGTTGATTAAAACTAAGTAAAATGATAATATTATATAATTAGCTAATAAAGGATCATTTATATAAATATGTTACAATTTTTACCATACGCATTAGCAGCTTACGGAGGATATAAAGGTTATAGATCAGGAAGAGAGGCTGGTGCTTCTGGTTTACAAAGTATTTTGCGAGGTGCACTTGGAGCAACTGCTGGTTACTATGGTGGTAAAATGGTGCCTGGTGTTCAAGCAGCAGGTTTCACACCATTCACACAATTGCCTGCTATGCAAGCGTTAGGTCAAAGATTTCCAATGTTAGGTTTTCCAACAGCGGGTAGTACAACAGCGGCTGGTGCATCAATACCATATGATCCAACTGGTATGGAGATTGCAAGAGGTACATATGCACAACAACTTAACCAATTAAATCAAAACCAACAATCAGGTGGTATGATGGATTTGTTTAATAAATTGTTAAGAAGAAAAAGATACGTAGATGGTGTATATACAGACGAAATGGAATTTAGTCCTGGTAAGGTTGCATCAGCAATCGGTATTGGATCATATCTAGGTGGTGTCTTCGACAAAGAACCTCAAGACGTTTATACTCCAACATACAATTTAGCAGTAGCAGAATTACAAAAACAACGAGGTGGTTTTAAATATATTGATGCTGAGACTGGTGTAGAAAAAGTTTATGATCAACCATACATACCAGAAGCAGATCCTAGAAACAGAGGAGATTTGCAAATAGGACCTTATGCAGTTACTCATCAAAGATTAAAAGAAGGTGGTCTCGCAGAAATAAAAAAATATAACA